TTAGGTGATTGGGCAACAGGATATAAAGGCGCATTTTCAAGATGGATAAATACTGCAGCTGGAACTGAATTAGGCTCAACATACAAAGAATTGTCTAAAGATTTAGCTAACGTTCAAATACAAAACACTCTTGCCAAGGGTGGGTCATTGGACACAGTTAGCGGACAACAATTAGTAAAAGCAGCTAATGGTGACGAAACATTTCCGCCTGATGTTTTAATTAATATTGCTAATCGTGCTAAAGCTGACATGACAGAACTTGACTTAAAAGCAAATGCGGCTCAAAAGTTTAGTCAAAAGTTTGGTGATAATAACTTTAAAGCTTTTCAACAAATGTGGTCTAAAAATGCTACATCAGAAATATTTGAGTTGTATAACATATACAATAACCCTGATTTAAGCGACAAAGAAAAAGAAACTGCAAAAAATAAATTATTTCCAAAAGATAAAAAACAACAAAAAATATTTATTGAAAAATGGAATAATATTAAAAAACTTGAGGAAACAGGCTCACTATAATGGATGATTTCGTTCAATTTCTAACAGGTAGCGCAAGTAAATCACCTGTGCCTACTAATGTTGGCAATATAAGACCTGTTGGTAGCTCCACAGGTTTTCAACAATTTGACACGCCTGAAGCAGGCATTAAAGCTGTTGACGATCAATTAAGAATTTACGGCTCAAAGCACAAATTAAAAACATTACGAGAAGTTATATCTAGATGGGCGCCGCCTTCTGAAAACGACACCGAAGCATACATAAAAAACGTATCTCAAAGAACAGGAATTAAACCTGATGAAGAAATTGACCTTTCTAATCCTACTATTCGTCACGTTATTAGTGGCCCTATTATTTTACAAGAGCAAGGCCTTAAAAAATTAAAAGGCGCACCTCAAACTACAACGCAACAACCTACACCGCAACCGCAAGAACAACCTACTGATGAGTTTGTTAGCTTTTTAACAAAAGAGCCTGAAGTTACTGTTGAACCTAAAGAGGTTGCAAAAAAATCAGTTACTCAAACTAAACAAGACGTAATTAAAGCGGTAGCTCCTCAACCACAGAAAACTACAGTTGGCGCTTCAACAACAGCATTGGCAGATGTTATTCCTAATTTAGCTGCTACAGTTGCAGACATTGGTGCTTATACATCTGCAAGATATGGCCTAAAAAAGACACCTGAAGAAGCTAGAAAAATTGCAGACGTTTATTCTGAAGGTTTTAAAAGCCCATTTGCAAAAATGACAGGTCTTGCTGGAACAGAAGAATATGCAAATGCACCTGTAAATAAAATAATGGATTTTATTGGTAGAAACGTTGAAAAAGGTGCAGATTGGATTGCTAAAAACACAGGCATGGCAACCGAAGATGTGCAAAACATTATTAATGCAGGATCATTTGTTGTGCCTGAAGTTGCTGGTAGAGTATATGGCAAAGCAAAAGGCAAGCCTGTTGGCGAAACATTTACCGAACAATTTGCTAAACGTAAAGCAACCGAAACAGGCGTAGAAGCTCCTAAAGAATTTAAATCACAAATATCTGAAGATGTATTGCGTGACATTAGACTTAAAAAATCTTCAGAACTACCTGTGCCTGTAGAATTAACAGAAGGTCAAGCATCACAAAACCCTGTGCTTATATCTCGTGAACGTAATGAGCGTGGATTTAAAGAAGCACACGCACAACGCTTTAATGAGCAAAACAAAGCTTTACAGGAAAACGCTAATATTATTAAACAAAACGTAGCGCCTAATGTAACAACAACTGACTATGTTGCAGACGCTACTAATTTAATTGATTCAGTAAAAGCTATTAAAGAAGCTAACAAAACTAAAACACAAGAAGCTTATAAAGCGCTAGAAGATGCAGCTGGCGGTAAGTTTCCTATTGATGGTAAAAAGTTTGCTAATAACGCTATTGAGAAACTTACAGCCGAAGATAGATTAGATTATTTACCTTCTACTATTAAAAACAAATTAGATTCTTATGCAGCAGGTTCTAAAGAAATGAATTTTAATTTGTTTGAAAACTTACGTTCTGATTTAGCGGCTGAAATGCGTAAAGCGGATAGAGCTGGTGACGGCAATATGAAAAACGTTTTAAGCGTAGTAAGAAATGAATTGGAAAATTTACCAATGACAGAAGCTGACGCTAACTTAAAAGGATTGGCAGACAACGCTAGAAAAACTGCTAAAGCAGACTTTGACCTAGAAAAATCAAATCCTCTTTATAGCAAAGTATTAAATGAAGCGGCTGATAGTAAAGACTTTATTCAAAACTTTGTTATTAGGTCTAAAAATGCCGATTTTGTAAAATCAATAGATTTACTAAAAGATGATCCTGTTGCATTAGAACATTTGCGTTCAGGCACAATGGACTATATTATTAGAGAATCTACAGACGCAAGCGGAAACTTTAGTAACGCTAAATTTCAAAAAGCAATTGAAAATCTTAATGTAAATAAGAAATTAGATGTGTTGTTTGGTGAAAGCTCTAAACAACTAAAAGATTTAGCTGAAGTTGCAAAAATTGTAGAAGCTAGACCAAGAGGTTCTTTTGTTAATGAATCTAATACAGCTACAGCTTTAGGCTCAATGGCTAAACAATACGGTGGTGAATTGATTAAAAGAATACCTGTTGTTGGCGCTGTTGTAGAACCTGCTTCACAAGTATTGCAACAAAGAAGAATAAATAAAGAGGTTAAAAAGTCTTTAAATCCACAACCAAAAACAAAACTTTCAGATATAGGAAAATAAAATGTCAGTCAATTTATCACCAATAGGAAACGGAATAAGCTTTTTAGGAACTACAGGCCTGCCATTAGCAGGTGGTAAGTTATACACTTATCAAGCTGGCTCATCCACACCATTAGCTACTTATACAACTATTGACGGCACTATTGCTAACTCTAATCCAATTATTTTAGGTTCTGACGGAAAGCTTCCTGAAGAGTTATGGTTAACTTATGGCTATAACTACAAGCTAGTCTTAAAAGATGCAAATGAAGTTTTAATTTATACATACGATAATATTTACGGTATTTTAGGAACTATTCCTACATCGTCATCTACTGTGCCTTCAGGCATGATTCTTTTATGGTCAGGTTCTATTGGTTCTATTCCAGCTGGTTATTATTTGTGTGACGGTTCAAACGGCACGCCTGATTTAAGAAATAGATTTTTAGTTGGTGCTGGTGATTCATATGCAGTCAACGCCACAGGCGGTTCTGCTGATGCAATTGTGGTATCTCATACACACACCGCAACTTCTGTAGTAACCGACCCAGGCCATACACATACTGTTTCTGTTAACAATCAAGGATCACAAAACGGAAATGTATCAGGTGGCGGTTCAATGCCTACAACTGCTGGCGCAACTCTTACAACGGCCTCATCAACAACAGGAATTACAGTTGCTACAACTAACACAGCGTCAGGCACAAGCGGAACAGGTGCAAACCTTCCTCCATACTATGCACTTTGCTACATTATGAAATCATAAGGACTATCATGGAATTTCAATCTTTATTTAATATTTTAGTTGGTGCAGGTTTAACTGCTATTGGTTGGTTTGCAAGACAGCTATGGGAAGCCACACAAAATTTAAAAGACGATGTGCAAAAATTAGAACTAAACGTATCAGATAACTATGTTAAAAAAATAGATATTAATGCACGTTTTGATAAGATTGAAGCAATTCTTGAACGACTATTTGATAAACTAGAATCAAAAGCTGATAAAAAATAATGAGCATAGTAGATTCAGTTATTAGTATTGTAGGTTCTGTATTAGAAAAAGTTATTCCTGATACAAACAAACGCAAAGAAGCACAAGAACAATTACAAACTTTATTAGCAGGTCAGGAGTTTCAACTTGCAATTGAACAGATTAAAGTTAATGCTATTGAGGCACAATCTGACAGCTTTTTTAAATCAGGCTGGAGGCCTTCTGTTGGCTGGATATGTTCTATTGCCTTTGGACTTCACTTCGTCATCTTACCCTTATTTAACTACTTTCTTATGCTATGCGGACAACAACCGATTATTGTGCCTTTTCAAATGGACACTCTTTTAACTGTGCTTTTAGGTCTATTAGGCATGGGAACTTTAAGAACGTTTGAAAAAATTAAAATTAAATGAAGTTAACGCCTCATTTTACTTTAAAAGAGTTATATGACTCTGAAATAGCTGATCGTCATAACATAAACAATATGCCTGACGATCCTGTCATATTAAATAACCTTAAATTTTTGGCTGATAATTTAGAAAAAGTGAGGTCTTTACTTGGTAAACCTATGCACATTAACAGCGGTTATCGTAGTCCTCTCGTCAATTCAAAACTTGGAAGCAGACCTACTAGCGCACATACTAAAGGTTTGGCTGCAGATTTTGTTTGCCCTGCCTATGGTAGTCCTCGTGACATTGTTATTCGTATTATGGATAGTGATATTGTTTATGATCAACTTATTTTGGAATTTGACCGCTGGGTTCATATTGCCTTTAATAAAGAAAACCCAAGAAAACAAAAACTAATTATTGATAAATCAGGAACTAGAACTTTTAAGGAGTAATTATGGCAACAAATATGAAATTAGAAAAATGTGAACCTTCTATCCGTCACGAGCAAAAAGAAATGCAAATGATGAAAGATTGGCAAAAAGAAAAAGCTAAAGTTGAAAAGCTTGCTAAAGACTTAAAGGCACATGAAAAAATGCCGATGAGCAAAGCTCACAAGAAATAGTGAACAATAACTTTGAAGTGTTTGTGGCGTTTACTATTAGCATTAGCCTTGTATGTATGTGCTATTTTCCTCTACATTTGGCTTTAGAATATATCATTTGCTATTGGTAAATAAAAAAGGGCATTTCTGCCCTTTCTTAATTGGATATGTTTTTCTGAGGAACGCTATCCACCTTTTAAAGCTACTATTTATTCATAACATACATAGTAACTTCAAAACCAAATCTCATTTCTGTAACTGCTGGTTTAGTCCACATAATATATATCCTTATTAAATCCAGGCTATTTGCCTGTAAATGTAAGATTACTTGGTTATGCTGGCAAAACAATCAGTAAAATCATTATTTCTTACTTAATCTATTAGCTATAAGTTGAGCATACCCTGCTATGTCTAACCAATGATCAACTTCCTCAAAATTTCCATTTGCTATTCTAGCTATTTTAGTGCAGATTAAATCTAGCGACTCATTCATATCTAAAGGCAGATGATTTTCACCTTCAGCTATAACGGCTTTTAAATGTTGGGCAGTTTCAGCTACTTTTTGAAAATCACCATGAATACTATCCCTATTTTTTAAAATTTCATCTACTTTACTCATAACTTCCTCCATAAAAGTAATATATAGCCCTAAAACGCACGTTATAGCCTTTTAGGGTCAAATCCATAAAGGTTGGATACTTTGTCCGCCAGCTTATAAAAAGTCGCGCCATGGGCGTCCCAGTGCTTGTAACCTTTAGAATAAAGGGTTAGGTGACACATTTCATGCAATAACGTTTCACTTACGGTAGAAAAGTGCAAACAACGGCCTTTTGATATTTCTATTTTTAAATGTGGGTCACAATGAAAATAACCGTATGCCGCAGGGTCGTTAATTATTTTCCATTCTATTTTTGAAGCGGTTGGTAAATCGTATCGATCAAAGGGAGGCATGAGTCTAAACGCTGAATAAAGAGCTGCGATATATTTAGCGTTTAAAAGTGTCATTTTTTATATATCCAATTTTTGTCCCACATATCTTTATGGGGATCATCTTTATAAAAATCTTCCTTTGCTATTTTATCAATCTTTTCTTTTTTTTCTCTAGGTAGTTCGGTGGGATATTTTTCTTGCTTTTGAACCACATATTCTATAACGGAATAAGTTGAAGTAAGTGCATTTATATTTATGTTGTTAAAGTCCATATTATCCTTTCCAGCTAACCCATTCGGATTTATCTGAATTTTCAAATGATACGTCTACGTTTACAGGCATTGAGAAAGTTATGCCATGATGTGGATGCGTTATCCATAAAGCTTGACGTGGTGGCTCAAATCCAAAGTTATTACTATAAGCATATTCACAGTATCCTTTGAGCGATCCGTTCACAATCAAACGCTCTAATTGAATCAGTTGGTGGAAGTGACCTATAATCATAGTGTCGTATTCCATGTCTATTTGTGCGTTCCTAGAGCGCTTTTTATGGTCACCTCGTATGATAGGGCCTAGCGCACCAATAACGCCATCACCGCCTCTAAATTGATCGCCGTGGGTTAATAAGTATTTATGATTGTAAACGGCATAGATAGCGTCAGGGCCGTCAGGTATTAGGAAAGATACTCGTTTATCCGACTCAAAGTGTTTGGCTAGGAATTGATAGGTAAGCCAATCAAACGATGTAAAGTTACGGCCTTTGTTTCTAATCTTGTGGGTATTACGGCCATGGTTACCGCCTACGCATGGGACAAAGACGCGGCCAAATTGATTAGCTAGGGTTTCTATACACCAAATTAACACGCCAAATAGGTCAATAACCACAGGCATAATCTCTGCGTCGTTAGTAGCCATTAATTCCTCGTGTATGTCACCTGACACCATATCACCGCCTAGGGCAAATACTATGCCAGGATATTTAGGATTAACCATGTGGTTGTTTAATAGATCAATAGCCACTTCAATCATGCGTTTAGCACGTTTGTGGGCTATTTTCATATTATATGAATTAACGTTGTTGATTTGATTAGGGTCTACATTCTCTCCCCAATGCCAATCTGAAGCAAATAAGGTCGGCACGCCTGGAGCGGACTTGCTAGATGTAGGTTTTAATAGCCAGCTAGGAATAGACGGCTTTTTATCAACCATTTTTAGAATTTTAGATTTAACATAATTCTCACTTAATACATCACGATTGAATGATGCTATTTGAGCCTCTAGAGTTCTTATTTTATCTTTTAGTGCTATTTCAGGTGGGATTTGTATTTCAGGTGGTAGTGCTTTAAATAGGTTTGCTAACTTGGCTGCTTTTAATCTACCCTGTAAACAAGCTCGTTTAATACCTAATAACTCTGCTGCCTTTGTTTCACTGCCTGTCTTGTTAAAAGCTTCAACTGCCTCCATCATTTGTTGTTTGCTTAATGACATATATGCGATCCAAATAAAAGTTCTAAAGTAAAAAAGAGGCCTAATAATAGACCTCCTGCTCCAAATACAAGTAATACTTTAATTATAAAATTTATAAAACTATCGATCATGGTTTTTATGTTTTACTTCAATAAACTTTACGTCTTTTAATAAGTTAGTTTCACCGTCAAATATAAGTTGCAAATTACATCCTCTTTGACGGTCTTTAGTGTTTGATGAGATAAAGCTAGCGTGGCCTTTTTTACCTCTGTAAACGTAATATTCTAAAATTACATCAGGTTTTGGTATTTGCATCTTTTTAGGATTTAAAACGGATTGTATATCTAAACCATTAATTTGTTTAGCATAAAGATTAAAATTGTGCATATTTTAGTTCCTCTTGTTTATAAAAAACCATGCGAGACCATTGAACAGTCTTTTTAAGCTTAAACCAGCTTACAGGTTTTTTGATTGAGTTATCGTGGAAATGTGTTGCGCCGTAAGAATAGTCAGGCTCTAGTTTGTGCATGATGCGCCATGCTAAATTAAGAAAATGTGGATTGATTTCTTTACGTTCAGGTGGTTTAACTTTTCCATACCAAGTAAATTGATTTGGCCTTTTCATTTCATAACACACTTGTTTTGGATCAAAGTCAGCGCGTCGCATTAAAACGTAACCCACTGATATTTGTGCTTCTTTTGACTCAACGCTAGACTCCATGAATATGGTTTGCGCGAGGCATAGTAACGCCTGGTCGATCATATAAGACCTCCCTGTGTAGTTGCCAAGTTGTATTATACCATTTTTCAATTTTTGTCATTTTCAAGACGTAGAATTAGGTCATCAACTTCAGTTAAGAACTGTTTTACTTCCAACTCCATTTCTTTGATCATTGATAAGTCTTTTTCTACTCTGCTAATAAACAAACGATTTTTAAATGGTAGCCTTGGGTCGTATGAAACAAAGTCTGCCCATTCACGACCTGTAACCCATAATTGACATTGGATTTGTTTGTAGTAATCGCCAGGCACTTTGTTTTCAAAAATATAATCTAAATGCGTGGTAGTATTAGGGCATTTGATTTCTACTAAATGTTTGTCACCAAGTAGACGATCAGGGGATACGCCAAGCCATTTGATTTCAGGATGCTTCCAAAAGCCTGTCTTTTCTAAAAACGTGCCTGTAGCTGCCTCGTATGCCATGGCTGCCATGGGTTCGTTTTCTACTCCCCATGCCATCGCGTCATTAGAATAAGATTCTAGCGGTTGCATAGTTAACCTTTCAGCTACAAGGCGAGTTTTATATTTTTTACGACCTATGGCCTCGCCTGTTTTACCTTTAGACATTACCTCTGCAATATTGCTAGCACTGACATATCCTAATTTTGCAGTAGCCCACTCAACCGAACCTTGCTCTAGATGTGTGCAATCGTTGGCGATCATTTTTGAGGCTCCAGCTTGTATTCAGCTACATGACAAACTTCTTTATATTTATTTTTTACTTTTTTAGTATTGGTTGTAATTTCATAGCCTTTTTTTCTTAAATTGAAAATAGTATCTGCTAACCGATAAATGCCTAATTGAGTCCATGCTTTTAGTGGATCAATCTTGCCATGCTTTTCTAAATACTTTGTCAAACGTTCTTGTTGATTCATATATCCTCCTAGAAACAGTTAGTAACGTTACCGCAGGTGGTGCAATTAATTATGCGGCCATCTACGATATAGGTTTGTGTGTAACAAGCGTAAGCTTTGATTGCAAACAAAACGCCAATTAATCCTACGACTAAAATTAACTTTTTCATTTACTCCTCCAATTTAGATTTTTTAGTTGATAATGCTGAACGTATAGTCGTTATAACATCAGGTTGACTACCAAACCTTCTTTGAGCCTCTTTAAATATATCTTTTAAAGACTCAATAGATTCTGCTTCATTGATAGCTTCTAAAACTTGGTTTATGTCCTCATCTGAAGCTGGTTGCTCTTGAGGCACATCCTCGCCTGCGTATATATATAAACCAATTCCATGTAATGCAATAGCCTTGGCCAAACAACGTTGCATGGCTGTATTAACTGCCATGGCGTCAGGGTTTATAACGGCTTTATTCTTGTAATCTAATACAGGTAGTTGAGCTGTCATAGATTTACCAAAAGCCGTCACCGAGCAAAATACCATTAGGGTATCGCCAAATTGTTTAGGCTCTTTATATTCCCAGGTGGCTGTTGGATCGCGTTGTAATAAAGTATCCACCGCCCACGCCCATGAAAGATAGGTTAGGTTTCCTTTCTTCTCTGTGTGGTCATTTACGTTGATACTGCGTAAATCGTTAAATGTGGTCATTTGATTCCCTTTGCTAGTTGAATAGATTTTTTAAAAGTAAAGCCTTTGCAATATAAAAACACAACGTTTCGGATGTATTTGAACATTAGAAAAAGTCTCCATGTTGGTGGCCTGCGTCATACATGGCATCGTATGGGCCTTGATATACGTTAGCCTCATTTAACTTTTTTTCTGTAATACCCATCGCTTCCTCAAAAAAGGCATTACTTATAGATTTAGCAAAAAGGTTAAGGCTTAACATATCGCCTTTTTGATTGGCCCAATATAAAGCACGAATTGTGCCAGCTAGCTGTTCCATATCCATGTGGGCTAAAACTTCCACTGGGTCTGTGTCAATTAAGTCTTCCGCGTATTCTTGTTGAATAGTCATATTAGCCTCCAAAGTGTTTAGAAAGTATTGGGTATAAGAAGTAAAGCCAAAGCGCTCCATATAGATATACTGCTAGAACTGTTACGATCATGCCTTTTGTTTTCATAATTTCCTCCATAAATTTAAAAACTACAGTTGCTATATTAAACAAATAGTTTTATATTGCAAGCATTATTTAAACATTTTTATTAAAAAGGATATAAAATATGACAGACAAAGAAATTATAGAATTCTACGGAGGTGGCACAAAACTTGCTAGAAAGCTGGGCTTGCTTACTCACCACGATAGGATTAAGGTGAATAATTGGAAGGTTAGAGGTATTCCAGCCAAGATTAAGCTTCAATACCCTGAAATTTTCCTAAAACGTAAATTTAAAGACTAGAGGAACTATGCACTATTTTCAGCACAATATAGCCGACTACCGTAAGGACACCGCGCACCTAACTTTACTAGAGCATGGCGCTTATAGGCAGCTATTAGACCAATATTATTTAAATGAAGCGCCTTTGCCTTTAGATGAGGCCAAGCTTATGCGTTTACTCT